CGCTGCTGCATTTATTTGGACATTTGTATTACAACCAATGTTAATATTTATTTGCATGGTTACTGGTCATCCTTTAACAAATCTACCTATCGTAAGTATGACTGAAATAATGCCTGTACTTTTAGGTATGTTAGGTTTAGCTGGCTATAGAACTTTCGAGAAGACTAGGAAATAATATGCAAATAGAAGATTTTGGTTTAACACATATTATAACAGTCACTATTGCTACTTTAAGTGCCTTATGGATGTTTTTAACTAAATTCTTTCATTTATCTAGTAAGGTAGAAGTTATTATAAAAGATTTAGCAGATACAGATTTACGTGTAACAAAAGTAGAAGATAAGATTACAAGAACATTAGAACGTTTAGAAGATAAACTCGATAATCACATTCTAAAGATTTACACTGATGGAAAGAACTAAACAAGAACGACTTCTTGATCTTTTAAAAGAAAAAGAAACTCGTTTAAAGTATAACAAAATAGATTATTATTTTCCTGATGAAAATGGAATTGATCTATTAGGCGGAGTTATACATGCGAGGGAACTTTATCCTCGTCATATAGAATTTTTTACTGCTGGTAAAGATTTTCAAGAAAGAATTTTTATGGCAGGTAATAGAACAGGTAAAACATTTGCAGGAGCTTGTGAAGTAGCGTATCATGCTACAGGTAAGTATCCTTCTTGGTGGGTTGGTAAAAAATTTACACATCCAGTTAAAATATGGGTAGCCGGACACTCTGCAGAAACAACACGTGATGTGTTACAATTAGAATTACTCGGTGCTAAAAATGATATGGGAACAGGCACCATTCCCAAAGATTGTATTGTAGGAGAACCAACGGCAAATCCAGGAACACCAAATGGAGTGGATAATTTCTACATTCGACATATTACTGGTGGCACAAGTCATATGTCATTTAAGTCATATGAGAAAGGTGTAAAAGCTTTTAAAGGTACAAATATTCACGTTGTCTGGTTAGACGAAGAAAGCCCTCCAGAAGTTTATACTGAATGTGTTATTCGTACTGCAAAGATTGGTGGTATTGTATTAATTACATTTACTCCCGATGATGGCTTAAGTGAAACAGTATTAAAGTTTTTCAAAGATGGACAAGTAAAACCAGGTGCTCATGGCTTTAAATGGGTCTCAATGGTTAGTTGGGATGATGTTCCACATATTACACCAGAAGATTATAAACGGCTTGAGGCAGAGATACCCCCATATCAAAGACAAGCAAAAAAGCATGGTATACCTTATTTAGGAGCAGGTGCGGTATATCCTATAGCAGAAGAAGACATTGTTTGTGAACCTTTTAAGATTCCTGAATGGTGGCCAAGAGTTTTCGGTTTAGATGTTGGTTGGAATAAGACTGCTGCTATTTGGGGAGCATTAGATCCTGAAACCGACGTGCTTTATTTATATGATGAATATTATAGAGGCCAAGCAGAACCTGCCTCACATGCGCATAATATCAAACTACGGGGAGACTGGATTCCCGGAGTAATTGATCCCGCATCACGAGGACGTTCACAAAAAGATGGATCTCGGTTATTTTATGAATATAGTAGCGAATATCAGTTAAACATATCTCCTGCAAAGAATGCAGTAGATACAGGACTTCATCTCGTTTATACACGTATGACGTCTCAAAAACTAAAGATTTTTAAGAATTTAGTTAATACATTAGGAGAACTGCGAATCTACCGCAGAAAACAGTTGGCAAGTGGTAAAGTAGAAATTGTTAAAGAACATGACCACTTAATGGACGCAATGCGTTATTTAGTGATCTCTGGTTTAAACATTGCAGAAACAAATCCTATACTTGAAGAAGGATTTACTGAAAGAATGTCTAATCTTCGTGATACACGCGACCCTATAACAGGTTATTAGAAATGTCACTTGAAAAATTAATAAAGTATCATTCATTACCTAATATTGCACATGAATTAGAAGATGACGAACTACATCGAATTGGTGAATTAGTTTGTAAAGAATTTCAAATTGATGTTGATTCGCGCAAAGAAAAGAAAGATATTTTAGATAAAGCATTAAAGATAGCTAAACAAACAGTTGAAGTAAAAAATGAGCCTTGGGAAAAAGCCGCTAATATTAAGTATCCTTTGATTCCTAATGCATGTAATGCTCTTGCTGCTCGATCTATGGCTTTAATCCATAGAGATAATAAAATAGCTCACTTTACTGTATTAGGCAAAGATCCAGACGGTAGTAAGGCACAAAAGGCAAAACGTCTCTCTGACCACCTATCTTATCAATTATTAGTAGAATCTGATTCTTGGTTAGCAGATACTGATAAATTGACATTAATGATACCTATGTATGGTACAGTATTTCGTAAAACATTTTATGATACTTGTGAACGAAAACCCGGCTTTAGCATAGGTACTCCAGATCAAATAGTAGTTAATGATAAAATTAGCTCTTTAAAAACTGCACGACGTATTACTCATCGTTATCCTATGTATCGTAACGAAATCATCGAAAAGATTCGAGAAGGGATATTTTGTGATATTGATTTAGAAAAATTGAGAAAAGCAGGAGACGATGGAGATGAAGATCCTATTTTTTGGGTCTTAGAACAACATAGATATTTAGATTTAGACGAAGATACCTATGCTGAACCTTATATAGTTTCAGTATTAGAAGAAAATAGAGAAGTATTAAACATCGTTGCCCGCTTTGATTTAGAAGGTATTACGACAGTCGATGCGACCAAAGAAGTTAAATATATTAAACCAGTAGAGTATTTTACTGCCTATCACTGTTTACCCGCTCCCGATGGCGGGTTCCATCATTTAGGATTAGCGCAATTATTATTCCATGTTAATAGCACCATTAACGGTGTATTCAACATTTTAGTTAATGCAGGTACATTAGCAACATCGTCTACCGGATTTGTATCAAAAGGATTAAAACTTAAAGACAAACAAATCAAAGCTAAATTAGGAGTATTTACTACTATTGATAGTGGTAATATGGAAGATTTAGCAAAGAATTTCTTTCAGTTAAAATTTACAGAACCTTCGCCTGTATTATTTCAACTACTACAATTATTAATTCAATCTGGTAAAGAACTAGCATCAATTTCTGACATAATGACTGGTGATCAACCAGCACAAAACGTCCCCGCTACTACTGTAATGGCAATGTTAGATCAAAGCATGAAGTTATATAATTCAATACAAAAACGATTATATATCTCATTAAAACAAGAATTCCAAAAACTTGTTCGAATTAATAAGCTTTATTTAGATTCAGAAGAATATTTTAGATTACTCGACGATGAGTTAGCAGTCTTTGCTGATGATTATGCAGATATGAATTTAGACGTAAAACCCGTCGCTGACCCTCATATGAGTTCAGAAGCCCAACGTTTATTAAAAGTTCAAGCTATCACACAATTTGCACAACAATATCCACAAGCACAATTAAATCCCGCTGCTGTGACGGAAATGGTACTTACAGAATTACAATTAGATGGGGCTGAAAGATTATTAGAACCTGTACAATCTGCACCAGATCCAGCTATGATTAAAATTCAAATGGACGCTGCAACCAAAGCAGAAGATGCTAAACAATCCCTATTAGATAAACAGATCAAGATTCAACAATTAGTTAATGATCGAGATGATAAAGATAAAGATAGACAATTAAAATCTCGTGAACTAGATATACGTGAAAAAGAAATGTATATTAATGCTACAGAAAAAGCAGCTAAAGTCGAAAAAGACCATGCTGATATCTTAATTAAACATAGACAAATTGATTCAGACGAAAAGATTTCTAAAGCAGATAGGACGAGTTCAGATGAATGATTTAGATGAATGGTTCGAAAGCAGACAAACAAAAGCAATTATTAATTTAATTAATAAACATGTTGATGAATCTTGTAAAAAATTACATACATCATTATGTAGCACACAAGTAGATTCCGGCTTTGTTAGATATAAAGCTGGTATTATCCAAGGATTATTATTAAGTACGAATAAAGAATTTATAGAATCCCTTATTAACGAGGACTAAGAAATGCCCTATCGACCAACGAAATTTATGGTATTAGTTAAAGTAGATACTTCTGATATAGTAAAGGACGCAGGCGGTTTAATAGCGTTGCCTAAAGAAGTAGAAGATAAACATCAATTAGGCCAAAAAACAGGCGTAGTTTTAGAAGTTGGTAAATTGGCATTTACCCCACTTCCCGGACAACCTAACGTTGAACCAGACTTTGCTGTTGGGGATCATGTTATGTTTAAAGGCTATGCTGGTGTAGAAATGATAGAAGAAGATGATAGTGGTAAGAAAGTAACATATAGATACATGCATGACACAGATGTCATAGGCGTAAAATAGACTGAGGTAATAAGTATGTCAGACGAAGACAAAGTAGAGATTCCCGATTTAATAGTAGAAGATTCAGAAATTAAATTAGTAGAAGAAGTTAAAGAATCAGTACCAGAACGTAAGGTCTCAAAATGGGAAGAAAAAGCCCTAGCCCAAGGATGGAAACCTAAAACAGATTTTGAAGGAGATCCAGAAGACTGGCGTTCCGCTAGAGATTTTGTCGAGCGTGGTGAATTGTTCGGTGCTTTAAATAAAGCTAAAGCTGAATTAAATGCCATGAAGAAAGTTTATCAAGAAGTCGAATTAAAATCATATAAAAAAGCAATTGATGATTTAAAATCACTTCATAAAGAGGCTGTTCACAATGGGGATGTTGAAGAAGCAACTAAACTCGTTGAGGAAATAGCAGAAAAACATAAGAAAGTTCCAGAAGTAGAAGCAGAAATACCTGTTGCTGCATCAGAGTTCTTAGAAAAAAATAATGCTTGGTTTAATACCAAGACAAGCGAAAATAAAGCTATGCGACAATATGCCTGTGATAAAGAAGTAGAATTAAGAACTTCTAATCCACATATAGATGACCATACTTTATATATGCAAGTAGAAAAAGATGTTAAATCATTTTTCCCGCACAGGTTTGAAAAAACTACTGCTCCCCATGTAGGAACGGCTTCAGACAAAGCTGAATCACGATCTACAACTAAAGGCAAAACTGTTGGTTATAATGATTTACCAGATGATTTAAAAACAGTGTTTAATTCCATGAAAGGTTTACCAGGCATCACATTAGAAGGCATGGTAAAAGATTGGAAAAATTTAGGCGTACTATAAAGGTATATAGAAATGACAAAAAAAGTAGAAGAGGCAGTATCCTCAGTATTAGAAACCGCTCCATTGAAAACATCAAAAGATAGAGGCTCCGAAGCCAAAAGATTTACAAAAGAAGAAATACTTAACGTATACAGAAATCCGTTAGCTGACTCCAAACTATTTGGAGTTAAAGATGACGAAGAATTTACATATTATTGGCCTGTCCACAATAACCCGAACAGTTTATTAAGAATTGAAAAAATGAAAGCCCTTGGTTGGGAAGTCGTTACAGCAGAAATGCAACATACTGGAAGAAGTAAAGATCCTTCTAGTATTGGTTCCGCAGTCACGCGTCCCGGCGGAAAAGGCTTAGAACATATCTTAATGAGAATGCCTACACCACTATATAGAGAACGTGCGCTTAAAAAAGAATTGTATCTGCAAATGACAACTGATGCAAAACTTGGTAAACGTACAACTCAAAATAGTAATCTAGGCTTTGAATCGGTTGTTGATGGTGGTTCAATCAAATAACTATTATTGAGGTTTTATAAATGGCAAACTTTTCAGAAAAAGGCTGTAGGTTATCTCACCGCCTTACTGGAGGTACTCCAATCGTTGAAACCATGCAGATGTCAGCATCTGATGGTACCGCAACGTTTTTGGGAGACCTTCTACAAATTGACGCCTATGGTTCAGCAGGCTTAAAACGCAAAGGCATGATTGCCGTTGCACAAGCAGGCTCCACAGGTGCAGTTATTGGTGTTGCGCAAAGTTTTGAACAATATGACGAAGTATCTAATTCAAATTTTAGTATGTTTCGTAGACATCGTCCAGCTTCTGTTGCAATGTATGTACATGTCGTTACTGACACTATGGCAGTATTTAGCTTACAATCTTCCGCATCCGTTGCAGAAGCTGATGTAGGTTTAAATGCTGATTTAGTTGTTGGCACAGGTAGCACAGTTACTGGTATATCTGGTAATGAATTAGGTGCGACTTTAGACACTACAGCAACCAGAATGCTGCGGGTGCTAGGCTTTGTTGATACCCCTACTAATGAAGTAGCGGCGGCAAATAACAAAGTTCTAGTAAAAATTAACAATCATTCGTACGGTAGTCATACTGGTACTGTTGGCGAATAATAAAGAGGTATTAAATTATGTCAATTTTGACAAGTGGTACATGGCCTCGCTTATTGCTGCCTGGTATCAGAACTGTGTTTGGGGAAGATTTCAAACGCAGAGAAAAGATCCATGAAAAGATCTTTGAATTACGCACATCAGATAAACATGAAGAAACTGATGTTGAATTGTACGGTACAGGTGTCGCCACCGTTATGGGTGAAGGTGCGCCTGTTGGAACAGATAATATTGGACAAGGTTTAATTCAACGTTACAACCACGTTCAATATGGTAAATCATTAGTTATTACAAAAATAGCAATTGAAGATAATCTCTATAGATCACATATCTCTAGAATGGCTCCTGAAATCTCTAAATCTATTGTGGAAGCAATGGAAGTAGAAGGAGCTAACATCTTAAACCGCGCATTTAATAATAGCTATACATATGCAGATGGCCAACCTTTATGTGATACAGATAAAGTCGTATCTCGTACAGGATCTACCTTTGCTAATAAACCTGCTACCGCAAGTGATTTAAGTGAATTGTCATTGGAAAATGCATTTCATGATATCGCTGCAATTGTTGGTTCTGATGGTTTACGCGCGAAATTAGAAGTAAAAAAATTAATCATTCCAGAAGCTTTACGTTTTGATGCAGCTCGTTTAACGATGTCTGATCTTAAAACGTCAAGTGCTGATAATGATATCAATACCATTAAAGCTATGAGTTTGATACCAGAAACAGTAGTCTGGCATTATTTGACAGATAATGATGCTTGGTTCTTGTTAACAGATTGTCCTGATGGATTAATCAAATATACAAGACGTCCAGTATCTATTGATTCAGATAATGAATTTACAACAGATAATATGGTCTTTAAAGGCACAACCCGATTCAGCTTTGGTTCATCTAACCAACGTTGTATCTATGGTAATGCTGGTGCATAATATCTAACTTAAATTGTAGTTTATCCGGGAGGCCTAAAAACCTCCTGGCCGAACTTCGGTCTACAAAAAAGAGGAATATATAATGGCTAAAAGTCATTTTTCAAGATTTAAAGATGGTGTACAAGTATCAGGCGTTTCTATGAACGTCCACCAAAAAGGTAAGGTATTCTATGTATGTAATAGTTCTACCGTTGCCCCATTAGGTATAGGTGCATCCGATGGTAATTCCGGCTTAACGCCTGAACATCCATTATCAACAATTGATGCTGCAATTAATTTATGTACAGCAAGCCGCGGCGATAAAATCGTTGTCTTGCCTGGGCACGTAGAAACCGTAACAGCGACTTCTATTGTTCCAGACGTAGCAGGATTACATATTATCGGCGTAGGTGAAGGTGCTCTTAAACCAACACTTAATTTTGCCGCTACTGATTCAATTTTAACAGTTACAGGTGCTAATACTACTATCGAAGGCTTGCGCTTAGTCGCAACTATTGATAGTGTCGTTGTCGGTGTCTCGGTAGAAGCCGCAGGTGTGACGTTAGATTTAGAATCTGCTGATACGTCTGCTGCAATAGAGTTTATCTCTGTAGTTAAGACTACTACCGCTGGAGACAATCTAAAACTTAAATTACGTCATCGTGGCTTCGCTGCCGGTGATGCAATGACACGTTGTGTTGCTTTAGTTGGTGTAATTGATGCAATTGTTGAAGTAGATTTCTTCGGTATTGCAAGCACTGCAGTCGTAGACATGCGTACTACAGCCTGTGCTAATATTAAAGTAGTTGGTGAATTCTATAATGAATCTGCTGCTTTAACTAAAAACGTAACCAATAATACAACTGCAACTTGGTCTGTCGAAGGTTTTGATAAGAAAGCTGCTAGAGCCTTTGCTGGTTCTGATGACGAAGCAGTTCATTATGTAACCCCTACATTAACTTTAGATACTACAGGTAACCCAATTGGTGTTGACGATGCAGATAATGCATTTGCTTCAACTAATGTGGTTGCAAATCGTGACGGCTCTGTATTAGAACGTTTAGAACATATCTTAGATGTGATTTTAGATGATGAGACTAGTAATCTAATTGGTGTTGATGACGCCGATAATGCCGCCACTACTAGTAACGTTGTTGCTAATAAAGATGGTTCTATTGTTGAAAGGTTAGAAGCCTTGATGGATCCTTTAGGTGGATATGATCCAATCTTAGGATTTAGGGTTACTAAAACAGGTAACTTAGCAGATGGTGCAGGTACAGATAATTTATTTACTGTAACTGGACGTTGCTTAATTACTCACCTTTCTGGTGAAGTAACTGTACAATTAGCGACCACTAATGATATCAAAATATCAAATAGCACTGATTCTACAGATTTATGCGCTGCTACAACTATCGTAAATGATGTAGTTGGTACGATGTATCATCTAGATGGTGTTAAGGCTGCTGTATTAAATGCCGGTATTGCTCCAGTGGTAGGTTCTACCTCTTTGGCAAACGGTGGATATCAGCCAATTATAGTTGGTGCAACGCAAAATGCGAAAACATTAGCTATGGTGTCAAATGCTGCAGGAACAGGAACTATTGACTGGGTACTTTATTACAAACCCCTAGTTGCGAGTGCTACTGTAACAGCCGCTGCTTAAGAAATAAAGCCTCAGGGGATAGGCTCATAATACATCCCCACTGAATTTTTAACAGTTTCCATTTTGGAAACAACTTGAGGTACTATAATATGGCAGACACTGTCACAACAACTACAGTCTTTAATGGATTAAAACGGCTAGTAGTTCATTTAACTAATACATCTGATGGTACAGGAGAATCTGCTGTTGTTAAGGTAGATAAAAGTACTTTTACTGGACTTAATGGCCTAGAACCAACTGATTTTGTATTAGAAAAAGTTGAATATGATGTTTCATCTATGCGTGTAATCTTAACAATAGATCGAACAACTGATCAAACATTAGTAGTTTTACAAGGACAAGGAGTAATGGATTTCACTCCAGAAGGTGGCCTATTAAAAGCATCTACAGGTGATACTGGAGATATTTTATTAACTACTGCAAATCATGCTTCCGGCGATGGTTATGACATTACCTTAACTCTTCGTAAAAAAGACTAAGGCCACTTATTATGGCTCGTTGGGCTAAAGCAAAACAAAATATCCGGCTATTCAAAATCGCCACAACACCGATATATTTAGTACTACAATGTTCATTTGGAGTAAGCACATGTGCAGGCTGGGGTAGAATTACAGCGAGACGAGTAAGTTAATGAAACGTGAAGCACAATTAGGTAAATGGTTAGTTAAATGTGATGTTTGTGGCTTTGTAAAATATAATGATGAATTAATACCAGGAATCGATCGACAAAAAGGATTACTGGTTTGTGCTGAAGATTATGATGGTGCCCAAGCTCAAGATAAAACACCATATATTCGCCCAGATAAACCAGTTCCATTTACTAGACCAGAGACGTATGAAACAACTTTTTATCATACTCCATTAACATCTGAACCTGATTATTTTGAACCACCGGACAATCCAAATGACTAATTACGCAGCACATATAATGAAAATGCCCGATAATCAAGGTTGGTCTGTCTATTTTCCTGAGATACCTAATTGCTTCTTTGGCGGGGCAACTAAAGAAGAAGCATTAGCAAACGCTAAATATGGCTTAATTTCCTATGTCCAAAGTCTTCAAAAAGTAGAAGCCAAATATCTTAAAAAAGAACAAAAACGCATTATTACTGAGCTAGATGCTATTACTAATGCTGAAATAATTGATAATGGAAGATTTTAATGAGTACAAGTGGATCAGTAAATTTTAATAATACTCGTAATGAGATTATTTTAGCAGCTTACCAAATGATAGGCTATGTGGGATATGAAGAATCTTCTGTTAGTTCAACTGCTCAAACCGCAGCAGAAGGTTTTTTAAATCGAATGATTAAGGATTGGCAATTAGATGGGATTCATTTATGGAAACGTGCTCAATGTACGTTATTCTTACAAGCCGACCAAGTTAAATATATTTTAGGTGCAACTGACCATTGTTCCGAAACAGTCGTAGAAACAACCCTAGGAGCAGCAGAAGCCTCTGGGCAAACAGTATTAACCATTACCTCTACAACTGGAATGACCGCATCTGATAATATTGGTATAGTCTTAGATTCTGGTAGTATTCATTGGACGACTATTTCTTCTGTAGATTCTAGTACTCAAGTAACTGTCGCTGTAGCAACAACAGGAGCTGCTGCTAGCGGGAATTTTGTCTATACGTATACAACTCGTATTAGTAGACCTCACAAAATATTGCATGTATTACGGAAAATGTCAGATAATACCGAAATTGAATTGACTGAATTATCTAGAACTGATTATTTACGATTATCACAAAAAACAAACGAAGGAGACCCTACATCTTACTATGTAGATGATCAATTGACAGTTAAACACTTATATACTTGGCAAGAACCCAATGATATGAGAACTCGATTAAAAATCGATATTCTTAAATCTATTGAAGATTTTGATACAGCCGTAGATAATCCAGATTTCCCACAAGAATACTTAGATGCCATTATTGTAAATCTCGCTGTAAAATTAGCCCCTGGTGCTGGTATGACAGATGAAGGCTTAAAATTAGCACCCGCAGCACTAACTGCTAAAAAACGAATTAGAAACTATGAAAATACAGATACACCTGTAGAATTTAAAGTGGATATGAATTAATGAAATTGCCTTTGTTTGGTGCACAATTTAGAAGTGTACCTACACAATATGATCCTCAAACGTGCTGTAATTGGATACCAATTCCAGAACAGGATCAAG